GCGCTGGGGAGACAAGACATATTACGGCCGTTACAGGAGACGGGACCAATACAATGACGATTACCCTAGACAGAGACTTGCCAGCGCTTCCTCTTGAAAATAATGATTTCCAGAATCGTAATTTTAAGATAGCCAAAAGATTAACCATAACCGACCCGCAAGATTTTCAGGACCTCTATTTCAATCTAAATGGACTGGCTTACGGTAAACATTTTTTAGTAAAAATTCAAATAGACGGAGCGAATTTCCCGCTAACTATTAATGAAGCCTTTTTCCTTTATGAGGATAAGGGTTATTTCTAAAATATATGACACCAGAAGAAATAAATAAAAAAATAGAAGCCGGAGAAGTGCAATTCCTTGAAGATAATCGAGAGCCTCTAAACACCGAGCAAAAAATTGACGAAAATGATGATTTATTTTTTAAGCTTCGTCGTATAAAGCCGATTCTTTCTAGCGCACCTCAAGGGAGAGCTGTTTCATTTATTGATCAGATTGCTTTTTATGATGACGCCGGAACTAAAAAAATGGCGATTAATATCGGCGGGTCTTGGTACTCTGTCTCATTAACATTAATTACATAACTTAAAAATATGATTTTTCAAAAAGCACAACAAAACGTTTGCAAAAAACTAAACATAGATTATACCTCAGTTTCGGCTGGACTGAATGGATTATTTGCCATAGACGACATTCAAGACGCTCTTAACGACGCTATTCTGCAGGTTTGGGACTATAAACCTTGGGCCATGAAAGAGGGAGATAAAAAAATCGTTACTATTGATACCGATTATTACGACTACCCGACAGAATATAGACCGGGGAGTATTAATTTTCTTACAGTTGCCGGGAAAGAATATACTAAGCTAACTTGGGAGGCTTATAGAAAACACTTTGAAGATAACCCAGATAGCATGGATAAGGTTTGGTGTGAACGAAAGCGCTATGTTTTTATCAATAAAAATGCTCATGAAATAGGGGACGAAATTGTGATGTTTGGTAGATTAAGGGTTTTGAAGCTAAGCGAGGACGCTGATTTAATGCCTTTTAGTCCAGACTCTACAGACCAAGACAGTAGCGGTAACGAATCAATTTGCCAGTTGGCCTATGGGAATATTCTTTCAAGTGAAAAAAAGAAAATGTATAACGAGGGGAAGAACGAAATCACTAAGGCTTATAGCAAATTAGAGCTACTCTGGAAAGAAGAATCCGCTCTAAAGGCTACTGAAAAATCAGCGGGGAGACCTTTTATGAACGTACCTGATTTTTTCAGTAACAACGGCAGAGGAAATCCGACTAAGAATTATGGAAATTTTAATTATTAAGTTATAATAAGAATATGGCTAAATATCAAAAAGGGAATCTTATATTAGACGAGGCAACCGTCGGAGCAAAAACTTCCGAAGATTGGGCTAGTCAAGGATTTTCTCGTGTAGAGGACGCGCCGGTCGCTCCGGCTACTCCGACAACACCAACCCCAACCGCTCCAGCGCCGGTCGCTCCGGGACCGGCTCCAGTAAACACAGAGAATGAAGAAAAAGCTACTCTCTATAACCCCCAAACAGGAACCCCTACCGTTGTAACCGTTGGCTCCCCCGAGGCTTCTAATTTACAATCTAAAGGGTGGACTCTAACCAAACCAGCAACCCCAACCGCTCCAGCGCCAGCCAATGCTTTTACACCTCCCGCCGGATATGAAGCTATCCCAGCCCCTGGTTTAATTAAAAACTATTCTGCTCACATAACTAGCCCAGACGGGAAAACCATGTACGGTATTCCAATTAACAAGACAACAAGCGGAGCCGTAGATAATCCAGTCCCAACGGGCGGAATGAACGCCGATATTGCTGGCGGAATCGCTGGCGCCGGTGGAAGTTTAAGCGATTTTAATACAATTGCGGGAGTTACCAACCCTATTACAGACCCGATTCTTACGCAAGTCTATAATGAGCTTGGTATTCCTGATTTAGTAAACAGCGCTTTTGCAAAACCGCAAACAAGCACGGTCCAGTTATTCAATGATTCTTATAAAGATTCTGGACTTGGAGAACTGAAAACAAAGATAGCTGAAAAAATGGACGAGTTGGCTAAGACTAAAGAGGATCTAAACCAAGCGACCGGAAAGATAGCAGATAATCCATGGTTAAGTGAATCTTCAAGAGTTGGGAGAACAAAAAGACTAACAGAGTTAGCTCAAGGGACGATTGATAATTTAACTGGAGAAATAAATAACTTATCCAGCCTATACAGCTCAGGAGTGCAGGAAATAAATGACAAAGTAACCCGCACTACTAACGATTTTCAAACTGAGGCCACTCTTAACACGGCAAAATTAAACTATCTATTAAAACAAGCAGAGGTAAAACTAGGAATTAAACAGGACGAGAATCTTGCCAAGGCTTATGAGAATCTCCCAGATTATCTTAAAAACGTAGTAACCGATACTAACGCCAAAGTATTTGGAGGAGTCTCGACCGGTTATTATATTTATAACGAAAAGACCGGAGGATTTGATCAAATTGTAGCCCCTGCCAATTCGGGAGGAAGCGGAGGATTCGCTACTGGTACGCCAAACAGTTATAAAGAATGGACTTTAGCCGGGAAACCGGGAGAATATGCTGATTGGATAGCCAAAACCGGAGCAAAACCAATTGAAGCTGAATTGTTGAGAGCGGATATAAACGACATGACGGCCGAGGTGCAAAAGGTTTTAGGCTCGGACGGCTTTATGATCCCTAGTGATTATGATAAAGCGAAAAAAGCATGGGTTATTAGCGCACAAAGAAAGCCGAGTGAATTTGACGATTATTTTTCTGTTTATAGAGATCCGGAAAATTTCAACTACAATTTAGATTAATTAACTTAATTATCATTATATATGGGCAAATTTGACGGCCTCTTCGGAGGTGGAGCTGAACCACAAAGTCCGGCACCAGCAAAAACAACTAAGACCAGTAAATTCGGTGGGCTTTTTTCTGCCCCGGAAGAGAAACCAAAAACCCCTTATGTAGATTTTCAGTTAGTTGAACCTAACTTAGGAGGACAAAATGTAGGCAGTACCCCGGAAATGATTAAACCGGACCCGGTATTTAACGCTCCAATAGGCGAGGGAGTTGATAAATATTTCGGAGAAAACAAAGACACTCAGGCCGTTATTCCTAGCAAACTAGCAGGAGACGCACTAAACAAAGGACTTAAAATAACCTTACCCGAAATGGTGGACGGTCGTTTTGTTATGAAGCCCGGCACGGATCAAAAAGTTTTAGCACACCTAGATGAATCCATGTCTAAGCAAATTAAAAACATTACCCTCGGGAGACAGACAAAAAATCTTTTAGTAGGCATGAGCGGGACAGTTGAGGGGCTACTAGGAGCTGGCGAATGGTTAGCACCAAAAACGCTCGAGCCTTTTTTTAGAGACAAGGCGAATCAAATAGAGGGCTGGCAAAATAGATTAGCAGTTGAGGACCCAACATTTTTAGATTCGCTTGTTCAGGGTGGTGGCTCGGCGCTTACTTTCTTTGTACCCGGTTTTGGAATAGCTAAGGGACTATCATTAATGACTAAATTATCTCCGTCCATGGCGCTACTTTTTGGTAATAGCGCGTCAACGGCTATCGAATCCATGGTGGAGGCTGGCTCTGTTTATAGAACAATGGTAGAAAACGGCATGAGCGAAGAACGGGCCAATAAAAGTGCCTCGGCTACATTTATAGCTAATGCGATATTAATAGGGCTAACAAACAAATACGGAACATTTTCCGACGGAATAACTAGTAATCTTAAAAGGAGTTTAGCTTCGGCTCCACTTGAGGGATTCCAAGAATTTTGGCAACAAGCAATTTCAAATACAGCTACCGGACAACCGGTATTTGAGGGAGCACTTGAAAGTGGGTTAATTGGAACTACCCTCGGATTTCCTCTCGGTTATATCGGCGGAGGGGCAACAGCAATCGACCCCTCAGTTACAAGGCGGTTAATCGAGGATAAATTCAAGTCTCCGCAAGTTTTGGCACCTCAGTTAGTAGATAAGACCCAAAAAAAGAAAGACGTCTCTACGGGGCAAATAGAGGGCAATAACAACGTAGAGAATAGTTTGGCAAACATACTCGGAGTTGAAGAGGAATCTTTTATTTACCACGGAACGAACATAGACCCGGCTCAAATAGCCGAGCAAGGTTTTGTTTTCGGCGAAAATTCTAAGTTTGGTAAAGCAGGATTCTTTACTGACAGCGAAAATATATCAGGAATCCACGGAACAGGTAAAATAAAAATACCAACAGCCGAATTAAATTTCAAAAAAATAGATACAGTTAAAGAGCAAGAGGAATATATTAAAAAACTAGAGTCAAAAAATCTAGCTGAGGCGGTCGCCAAGGACGGCTATGACGGATTTATCATACCAAACAGGAACCCGAAAGTCGGAAATACTCACGCTATAGTGGATAAAGATGTTTTGGATAAATTAATCCGCGGGGAATCTCTAAATAGAACAAAAAAACCAGAAGATGTCAAAATTGAATACGCAAAAGGAGAAGAGGATAACCCTATTATAAAATTAAACAAAGAAAACGAGGACGTTTATAAAAATATAGAGCCAATCCAAGAGGGATTTACCAGACTCTACAATACAAGAGCCCCTAACGCCGGTGATTTACAGTCAGGGGATTTCGTTGATACCAATTTTAATGAACATATTCAAAGAGGAATGGCCAGCGAAAGGAAAATTGCCATAGATATACCGGCAGATAAAATTGATTATTACTTAAAAACAGATCCAAAAAGACCGGGAATTTACACTATTAAAAACAAAATCCCTAAAAAATTCTACAAATTAGACACTAGTAGCACAAAGGCAAGTACACTTAAAGGAGAAAAACAAACTCAAAAGGAAATAGTTAAAAACGCCGTTAAAAAGGGAGCTAAAACAAAGCTAATTATTGATGAGAGCGCGACCGACAAACAAAGGAAAGTAGCCGAAGAGGTGGCTAAAAAACAGGAGGGGAAAGAATATAAAGACCTCGGTAAAAAGTTTTTTGGAGCCAGAAAAGACAAAGAGATGATGAAGAGAATGACAAAAGAGTCTCTTAAGGAATTAGAAAGTGATCAGAAATTAGCTTATGAGTACATAACCAAAGATATGGTTTTGCAAGGAATCCCAACGGAGATAAACACCGCCGGGGACCCGCAAGTTGAGTACGTAATTGACAGGGTTATAAAAGCTATTCCAAAAAGACCGGCGGATAACGCTATGGCCAGAGAATTTTTTGTTGATTATATACCGACTTTTGTAAACGAAGTTAAAAGCAAAAAAACTGTAGCGGAAATTAAGGATTTCGTCCGGGAATTTGTCGGACAAAAAAACCCTTACACCCCAGAAGTGGCTAAGGAGTACGCGGAGGCTAGAAAAGCCGGAGACAATGCAAAAGCAGACGAAATAAGAGCAAACCAAGCTGAAAAAGAAAAACTAAATAGATTAAGAACTAGAATTATTATTGACGCTCTTGGTAAAAGATTTATGAATCAGGCCGGAGGATTCGGACAAAGTGGCTATTCTACTTATAGCAATTTACCAACCGATTTTTCATGGACGCAGAAAAAAGAAACCGCAGAAAAAAAAGAAAAATTTGAGAATCCGCAAAAACCTCTAGCTCATATTATTAGAAGAGGAGGAGTTGACCTCGGGAATATCACACCGGAAAAAGTTATTGAAGATTTCGGGTATAGGGGGATAGAGTATGGTAATTGGGTTAAGGATATTGAGGCGAAAATACACGTTAGAAGATTCGCGGAAAGTATGTCAGACCTCGAGCAGATAATTGGGTTTGATATAACCAACCTTAATAAGCAGAGTGAACTTGGAATCGCTTTTGGAAGTCGTGGCGGTGGTAGCGCCAGCGCTCACTATGAACCGTCCGGAGTGGTAATTAATCTCACAAAGACAAAAGGGTCCGGGGCTGTCGCTCATGAATGGAGCCATTTCCTAGATAATATGATGTCAGTCGCTCAAGGTGGTAAGGCGAGTTTTGGATCTAAAATACAAAAAACCAGCAATGAAAAGATAGACAAGGCCTATGCTAAGTTAGTTGATGTTATGGAAAATCAAATAATCGGAGGTGGTGGAAAGGAAGTTAAATTGAGAGACGGCCGTAAATTTACCAGTTGGGGATTGGTCGACAACAAAATGATAGAAAGAAACAATGACGGCCTAGGAAAGACTCAGGACCCCAAAGAACTTGGCAGAATATATGATGAAATTTACTCGACCCAAAAAGAAAGGTGGGAGAGGTACTATAAGGGGCCGACACTAACAAAGCATAAAAACGAATTGGCTCAGTATATTATGCAATTAAATGACGCGACTTCGATAGAGATTCCTACCGGCAAATCGGTCTTTTCTACAACTTCAAAAGAACACGGTACTTATTGGAGTAAAACAGAAGAGATGTTTGCTAGAGCTTTTGAGGGTTATGTAAAAGACAAGGGGTTAAAAATGGGAATCGAAAATAACTATTTAGCCAGCGTCCCAGAACACCCTCTATGGATTCCAGCCAACGAAAGACCGGCTATTTATCAGGCAATGGACGAGCTTATGCAAACCATTAAAGAGGAAAAGGGATATAGCGCACCCAAAAACAGGGGAGAAAGAAAAGAGGGAATAATGTATGAACTAGCCAACAATGAGAAAGGATTTATTGCTATTCCTAATATCGCAATATCGGTCCAAGACAGGCTGGACCGCATATACCCAAACAGAAAAGAGGGGGAGGTTTTCTTGCTACCGGAAACCAAGGGCGAGGCTTTTCGCAGAACCTTTCAGGACGCCAACGCCCGACTTGATAATATGCAAAAACAATTAGAGGCTCAAGGTGGAAGAATAACCGAGGAATCAGATGTCTTTTTAGCAAAAACTCTACTTCCAAGAAGAATCGGCGCCAAGACAACGGCTTTTGAAAAGGATGTGATAAAACCTTTTATTCAAAGGACTATTGATTTGGGGGTAGAAATTGCCGACCTAGACGCTTATTTATTAGCCAAACATGCCCCTGAAAGAAATGCTCTCATGAAAGAAAACGGATATAAGGGAGAGGCTGGCTCAGGTATGACGGAGGAAGTGGCTGAGCTGATAATTGAAGAGGCTAGACGGACCAATATGATTAAAAAGTACGAGGAACTCGGGAAAACCCTTAAAAATATCAGTAATATGGTTCTGGATTTTCAGGTTAAAGAGGGGTTGATAACAGCGGAGGATAAAGAAGTTATTCAAAAAGTCTATAAACATTACGTCCCACTTAGGAGAGCCCTCGACACCGCTTTTGGAATAGGAATCGGACAGGGAACGGATATCCAGGGCAAGGAAAACAAGCGGGCCAAGGGTAGCGATAAAGATGTTTTGCCGATAACTGCTCAAATTCTGCATAACATGGAGAGAGCAATCGTTCGGGCTGAAAAAAACAAAGTCGGCCTAGCTTTCAAAAAGTTAGTAGAAGAAAATCCTAACCCTGCTTTATGGGAAATAAAAGCGCAAAGATACCTACCGCGCTATGATGAAACCGGGGAATTAGTTTATATGGATCCGAAAGTAGAGCTCAAAAGCAACCAAATCGGTGTTAAACAGGACGGCAAGCAATACTTTATTGAAATTCACGACGACATGATAGTCCGGTCCCTAAAAAATACCGGCATGAGCCACGGCTTAGCTTTTATGAGACCATATATTTCTTTCATGAGCCAAACGATTACCAAATTTTCTCCGGAATTTTTGGCGAGAAACTTCCAACGAGATTTTTTTGAGGGATTAATAAACCTTGGAGCAGCTAAAGACTTAAACCTAAACAGGGAGCAAGCCAATGGATTAAGAAGAGAAGTCGCCAAAAATACCCCGCAAATAGTGAGAGGAGTTTATAGAAATTTGCGAGGACGAGATACAAAATGGAAAAAAGTGATTGAGGACTTTCAGGCTAACGGCGGAGAAGTCGGGCACTTTTGGGTTAAAGGAGAAAAGGACAAGCATGCCGACCTAGAAAAACTCCAACGGATATTGAGCGGTAAAGGCGCTGAAAAATACATAAACTCGATAAGAGACGTCGGGCAATACGTCGGAGACCTAAATACTGCCGTAGAAATGGGAGTTAGAATCTCTACCTACGACGCCTTAGTGAGAAGAGGCTTATCTAAAAAAAGGTCCGCTGAAATTGCCGGAGATTTAACCGTTGACTTTAATAAAAAAGGAGAGGCTGGACCCGTTCTTCAATCGCTCTATCTATTTATCAACCCGGCAATCCAAGGAACGGCCAAGGCTTATAGAGGAATAACAACCAGCAAAACAGTCAGACGAACCGCTAGCGTAATGGTAATGGCCGGATTCTTAAACGGTATAATTTCTCAAATGCTCGGAGGAGATGATGATAAAGATATTCCACAATACACAAAAAACACCAAAATAGTTATCGCGCTACCTAACGGCAAACAGCAAACAATCTTCTTCCTACCCTATGGATTTAGCACTTTCTGGGCCCTCGGTAGAAATGTCTCAGAATTTGCTCTCGGGCAGATATCCTATGATGAGGTAATCAAAAAGACTATTCTTGCCGGGTTAGACAGCTTTAACCCGGTCGGAGGTTCGAGAATTTCCCTTACGGAGTTTGTACCGTCAGCACTTAAACCACTAGCAGAAATGAGCCAAAATACCGCTTGGTACGACGGCCCAATACACCCGGAACAAAACCAATACGGACCAATGATTCCAGATAGTCAGCTTTTTTACGACAGCGTTAGAAATAATTCTAAGCAACTGGCGCAATGGCTAAACCGAGTTACAGGAGGAAATGAGAAGATAAGCGGTAAAATAGATGTTTCTCCTGAGAATTTGGACTACCTCTTTGATCAATACACCGGAGGAGTCGGTAAATTCCTCTTAAATATGTGGGGTACCGGAGAAAGCATTGTTAGGGGGGAGAAAATAAAAACAGAAAACGTCCCATTTTTGAGAGACTATTACCGGGATATCAATGTACAGGCTTCAAGAGTTGGTGTAATATATGACTATATATCAGAATCGAAGAGGAACATATTCAGCGCCAAAGAAAAGCAGGAATTTTACGCCTCAGTCCAAAAAGTCAAAGAGACCGACAAATACGACGACGAATGGGCCCGGGAGAGAATAGTGGACTTCATTAAATACCAGTACGGATTTACATTAAGAACGAAAAAAGAAGATGTCAGAAATGCCCGAAAAGCACTCCAACAAATGACGGACGAAGATAGAAATATGTTTTTTCACAACTTAACCCCAGACCAACGGAAACGCTACCAATAATTAGATACCATTTATTTACATAGTGGTTATTAAGGAGTCAAAACAAAAAGAAAAGCTCACTCTGCCCGGGGTGGGCTTTTTGCTATGTTAATAACTACCCCTTGACATTTGTTAAACTTATGTTAAGATTAAAGACATAAGAAATAAACGCGAAATTATGGCATACAAACTATTAATCGTCCGAAAGAAAATTATTCTAAATTTTATTAGACGATTTTGGAAAGACAAGGGCTATTCTCCGAGCCTGCAAGAAATAGCAAATTATTCAGGAGTTACTAGACCAAGGGCACATCAAATAGTAAAGGAGCTGATAGTCGAGGGCAAATTAAAAAAGACTACCGGCAAACAAAGAAGTTTGACATTAACTTAATAATATAAAAACACTATGCAAAATGGTACATCAAATCTCAAGGTGATTAACACCTCTGAGTCGGCGTTCAAGCCGTCAGTGGTTATGCTTTTATACGGCGAGGGTGGCGTTGGCAAAACAACTTTTACCGCAACCGCTCCTAAGCCTCTATTGGCAGACTGTGAAAACGGAGCTAAGTATTTTGGTCTCCGAGGTATAAAAATGGACGTTGCACAAATTACGCAATGGTCCGACATGAAAGAATTTTACAAAGTAGCAAGAGAGGGAGGCTACGAAACAGTTGTTATCGACCCAATCGGGGAGTTAATGGCCAAACTAAAACACTCAATGGTTAGCAGAGGAGATAGAAAGAACGTTCAGGCGGACGGCTCTCCGACTATGGCGGGCTGGGGTTTTCTCAAAACTACTATGCGCGACTACATCAAACTGCTTAAAAACAGCGGATTGCATGTTATTTTTGTTGCACACGTTGACGAAAAGGGGGACGAGGACAGGTTGGTTAAAAGACCTTATCTCGAAACCAAGCTCTCAACTGAGTTGATCAACATGGTTGATATTGTTGGTTATATGACAACAGCGACCGACAATGAGGGCGAATCAAAAAGGGTTATTATGGTAGACCCGACTAGCGATAAGTTTATTGCTAAAGACAGAACTGGACAACTCGGAAAAATTATTGAGCCTAATTTTGACAAAATTATTAAGGCTTGTCAGGGTACAGAAAATTACGATTGGAGTGCTAAACAGGCAGTTAAAAAAGAAACACCAGTCGAAGAGGAGATAACAGAGGAAGAACCGGCAGAAGATAAAATAGCAAAAAAAGCGCCTGCCAATAAAGCGTCTGCTAAAGCACCAACCAAAAAAACCAAAAAAGAAGAGCCAGCAGAAGAGGAGGCTCCCGAAATAGAATACGAGGGCCCGGAAGAAGAGCCGACTGAGCAGAATGTAGAAGTAAACGTTCTTGAATGTGTAGACTGTGAGGCTATAATAACCAAGGCCATTAAAGATTATTCTGAAAAAACCTTTGGCCGAGCTCTATGTTTTAAGTGCCAAAAAGCCAACAAAGATTTTAATAATAAGTAAGCTCAAAAAAACTATGTCAACAGAAACAACATTAAAAGAGGCTCCCGTATATCATGAATTATACGGGGGCGAAATAAGAATCAAATTTAATCCGGGAGACCATTCTTATTGGTTGGAAACAGAGGAAACGACCAAAAAGGGGACTCCCAAACTAAAAAGACTTCCCGGTGTTACGACACACATAGGTATGAAAGATAAATCCAAGGCGCTTATACCGTGGGCCGTGGGAGTTACCCTAGATTATGTTAAAACTACTTTGGAAGATAATTTACAACACATTTCAGGAATTTTGGGACAAGATGAGGTCAACAAAGAAGAATTAGGACGAGTCGTTAATATTATAGACAGTTTTGTAAACACCGACTCCGACGGAATGTATGAAATGGCCCAAGCCGAAGCAGGTAGAATCAAAGAAGAAGCTGGCGCTATCGGTAGCATTATTCACGAATGGGTTGAAAATTATATTAATTACCAGCTAGGTGCTTTGCCTAT